CCAACGGGACATGGATTTAATCATCAACCTAGAGCGTCAGGTTGCCGTTCTGCGGGCCTCGCAGGAAACCCTGTCTAAAGACTACAAAGATCTCCAAGCGCGCAAGGCGACGATGCTGAAGGATCTCAAGGGCACCAGAGAGCAGCGAGTCAAAGCCATTGAAGATTCAAAGCTTACTTTCGCATCTCTTGTAAAAAAAATCGCAACCGATCCTCTGTACCGCAGCGATCTAGGAATTGAGATGGAAAAAATGCGACTCGCAATGAATGCAGAGAAAGAACGACTTTCAGAGTATATGACATTTGAAGACGGACAGGTAGATCAACCCTTTTTAACGCCGGAGACAGGAATAGATAAATGAAAGCCATTATATTTGGGATCACAGGACAAGACGGAAGTTATTTAGCAGAATCGCTTTTGAGAATGAGGTATGAGGTTGTAGGAGTTACCCGTAGAGTGAGTGTTGACACTCTTCAGAGAATTAGTCATATCTTGCCACAAATTAAAATTGTAGAAGGTGACATCACAGATGCCTTCAGCGTGTCGAACATTATAAAAGAATATGAGCCAGATGAGATTTACAATTTGGCGGCGCAGTCCCATGTTGGCACATCTTTTACTCAACCATCTTTGACTTGGGACGTAACTGCTGGTGGGTGCTTAAACATCTTAGAGGGGATTCGTTATTCTGGCAGAAAAGACGATATCAAGTTTTATCAGGCCAGCTCTAGCGAGATGTTTGGTAAAAACTACTCAGTAGAACAGATTCCTATGTATATGGATAAGGACAAAGAGCACAGCTTAAAATTTCAAAACGAGAACACTCCATTCGCCCCACAAAGTCCGTATGCTATCGCAAAACTAGCGTCTCATCATCTTGTGAGAAACTATAGGGAATCTTATGGTATTTTTGCTTGTAGTGGAATTCTGTTCAATCATGAGAGCGAGCGTCGGGGCGAGAAGTTTGTTACGCGAAAGATAACGAAGTGGATCGGGGAATTTGTAGAGTGGGCAAACAATATACATCTAGAGCCCGTTGATGTTGCCAATTCGTTTGTAACCTTCGATGAAAACAATATGATTGTTCCTAATGGTCGCTTTGCAGACCAGCTCACGACGTGGACCTTTCCTATTCTTAAACTAGGCAATCTAGACGCCAAACGAGACTGGGGACATGCTGAGGATTATGTGAGGGCTATGTGGCTAATGATGCAGCAGGAGGTTCCTGACGATTATGTTGTAGCCACGGGGGAAACTCATTCAGTCAGAGATTTTCTAGATGCGGCCTTTTACCGTATAGGGATCGAGGAGTGGGATGCTTATGTGGGAATAGATCCTAAATACTATAGACCCGCAGAAGTAGACTATTTACTGGGATGTCCGAAAAAAGCCCAGAATCTCCTAAGTTGGAAGCCGGAAATTTCTTTTACCGAATTAGTCCATAAAATGGTGGAGTATGACATCAATGAGGCGAAATTACAACGACCCCGCCTACAAGAGTTTTAGGCTAGATGTGCTAAAGAGAGACAAATTTACCTGTCAAATGTGTAAAGCTAAGGGGAAGAAAACTAGGTTAAATGTACATCATATCATGAAATGGTCGTCGGCGGCCTCTTTGAGATACGACGTGGATAACGGGATAACTCTGTGTCGTAAATGTCACGATGACATAAACGGGAAGGAAAACCACTATATTGCTTATTTTTTAGAATTAATTAAAAAGGGTTAAGATATGTTCAACAAAGAGAAACCAGAAAAGCCTTTAGACGGACAGCTTCACTCCCAGAAACTATCTGAGGCTATAGACAAAGTAGAGGATATTTTAACAAAAGATGGTGAATCGGCGGTTCTTACCGGTCTAGGTAATCAGGTGTTCGATGCTCTATGGGTAAAATATCAACAAAATATACGATCTCCGAAACAAGGTGGCATAGGCGGGTTGTTATTGGGTTTTAACGGTGGTAATGGCGATATAACCGTAACAAATAGACGACCAAAACCGGCACCAGCACCTCCTGAGCCAGATGACAACGAGGATGAATAATTATTAAATGCGAAATTATACCGTAATAAAAGACACACGAGAGCAGGACGGGTGGATATTTTCACCTTATGATAAATGTGATGGAATGGATATAGAGACTCTCCACACGGGAGATTATACCCTGAAGGGGTTTGAGGATGTGGTTTGCGTAGAGAGAAAAGCGTGTACCTCTGAAATAGCGATGAACTTAGGACGCAAAAAAAAACCATTTCAAGCAGAGATGGAAAGGATGAAAGACTATAACTTTTCTTTTATCATTTGCGAATTTGGTATGGATGCTCTCCTGAAATATCCGGAGGGGTCTCGTGTTCCAAAGAACGCTAGATCTAAAGTTCGAGTTACTGGTAAATATTTATTAAAGTGTTTGTTAGAGTTTCAAATCTGGTACGATACTAAAATTATTTTTTGTGAAAATAAGGGAAACGCTTTTTTGGTATGTAATAGTCTTTTCAAGAGACTCAATGAATTATTTTACATGAGGAATAAAGATGGCGGCGACCAAGAAACTGCCGAGTAAAGTCTATGTTCTAGGTCACGAATACGCAATAGAGGAAATGTCAGAGAGATTGTTCAAGGAAAGAGAAGCATATGGCGATTGTGACAATGAGCAAAAAAGAATTAGAGTTTATTGTGGCACCACATACTCCGTTACCAGAGACACGTTGTTGCACGAAATACTGCACGCTGCGTGGTCCCTGCTTTATATACAAGCAAGAGATGAAGAGGAAAAAATAGTTTCTAGATTAGCCACTCTACTTATAGGTTTTTTTGACGACCCAAGGAACTTAAAAGTAAAAAATTTCATACTGGGTCACGGAAAGGAACGATCATGAATCGCCTTCTTACAACAACACTTTTAGCAGTTATTATTACGCCCCTTTCTTTTTCAATATCCTATGCCCAAAATCAAGTTGCTCAACATTTACAAGATGTTAGCGTAACGATCAAAGCTGGAAGATCTGAAGGTTCAGGGGTTATTATCTCTAGAGATCTTCTACTCAATAAAGACACAGAAGAAAAAACCAAAGTTAATTTTATATGGACTTGTGCGCATGTGGTGGACGGCCTTAGATCTACTCGTACCGTTATTGATGGTCAGGGTAAAAATAAAACCATCATAGAATTCAAAGACGCTCAAGTGGTAAAAGAGCTAGTAGAAGGGGGTAGAAAAGTTGGCGAGCTGAAAATGGATGCCAAGGTTATCCTGTATTCTGATGCTACAGATGGAGAAGATCTAGCTCTTCTGATAGTTAGAAAGAGGGGATTTGCAGATCAAAATACAGAATTTTATCTAGAGAATAAGAATGTGCAGATTGGAGAGCCTCTTCTTCATGTGGGTTCTTTGCTTGGTCAGGCTGGAGCCAATTCTATGACAAATGGAATAATGTCGCAGGTTGGTAGAGTTCTTAATATTGGTTCTGGAGACGGAACCGTGTTTGATCAAACAACCGTTACGGCATTTCCGGGTTCGTCTGGGGGTGGTGTTTTCATGAAAGATGGAAAGTATGTCGGTATGCTAGTTAGGGGATCTGGCGAAACTTTCAACTTTATTGTGCCAGTGAGAAGAATGACCAAATGGGCCAAGAAGAGAAATATAGAGTGGGCTATTGACTCCTCTAAGCCATTGCCAACGATTGAAGAGATTAGTAAATTTAAGCCCGAAGACGCAGAGTTGGATCGTACTAATAGCGGTGGCGCAAAACCCTCCCTATTCCCATTTTTAATCCAAACAATTAGCAAGCCAGAGGTTGAGCAAACAAAATGATTAATAATGCCAGCAAAATAGAAGACGCTTGGCTTGGCATAGAGGTTGATGAGTCTGAGCTATTTAATCCTATGGATTTTGTAGTGAGCGGTGCAAATAGAGACGACCTACTAGAGAGAATCGCTTGGCTTATGGTGCGTCCTGAGTATTTTTCGTTTGTGTGTAAGTATATATTAAACATAGAGCTGTTACCGTTTCAGTCTCTCATCTTACATGAAGTGTGGAACAGAAAATTCCCTATGCTTATCGGTTCTCGTGGTATGGGGAAATCTTTCATACTCTCTGTCTACCCCCTTCTGCGCGCTCTATTCATGCCCAGACGGAAAATCGTCGTGGTTGGTGCGGCATTTAGACAGTCTAAGGTTCTGTTTGAATACATGGACACTATATGGAAAAATGCGCCAATCTTGCGAGACTTGTGTGGCACAAATAGTGGGCCGCGAAGGGATGTTGACCGATGTGTGATGCATATCAACGAGAGTACGATAACATGTCTCCCTCTTGGTGATGGTTCTAAGATTAGAGGGCAAAGAGCTAACGACATCATCGCAGATGAGTTTGCGTCTATACCTCGTGATATTTTTGAAAACGTTGTGGCTGGTTTTGCCGCTGTTGCGGCCTCCCCCTCTGAAAAGGTTAGAAGTAAGGCCAAGAGAAAGAAGTCTAAGGAGTTAGGTATAGATGCTCACGAGAGGTCCGATTCCCTAATAGAGAAGTCTAATCAGATAATACTGTCTGGTACGGCTTATTATGATTTTAACCATTTTTCTGATTATTGGAAAAGGTACAAGGATATAATCAATAGTGGAGGCAGTGAAAAGAAGCTGCAAGAAGTTTTTGGAGAGAGTGTTCCAGAAGAGTTTGATTGGACCGAATATTCTGTGATTCGCATGCCTGTAAATACTCTTCCAGACGGCTTTATGGATGAGGGTCAGGTTAGTAGAGCAAAAGCGACGGTTCATTCTGGGATATATAATATGGAATATGGGGCCTGCTTCACCACCGATAGTCAGGGCTTCTTTAAACGTAGCTTGCTTGAAGCCTGTACAACTTCTCCGTCTGAACCTGTAAAATTACCTTCGGGGGAGATTTCTTTTGAGTCGATACTAAAAGGGTCTCCAGATCAGAAATATGTATTTGGTGTTGATCCCGCGTCCGAAGTTGATAATTTTAGTATTGTTGTCTTGGAGGTTCGAGGAGATCATAGAAGGATTGTACACTGTTGGACAACCAACCGGCAGCAGCATAAAGATAAACTACGGTCCAAAATTGTAAATGAGGATGATTTTTATTCTTATTGTGCAAAAAAAATCAGACAGCTAATGAAGGCATTTCCGTGTGTAGAAATTGCTTTGGATGCTCAGGGTGGCGGAATTGCTGTGATGGAAGCGTTGCATGATAAAGACAAGATTCCAGAAGGAGAAGTTCCCATATGGCCTGTAATTGATGAGAATAAAGCAAAGGATACCGATGACCATTCAGGTCTTCATATTTTACGCCTTTGTCAATTTGCGAGAGCTGATTGGTTAGCAGAAGCAAACCATGGGCTCAGAAAAGATTTTGAAGACAAGATCTTACTATTTCCCTTCTTTGACGCGGCAAGCATAGGGTTGTCTATTGAGCATGACAAGGTGGCGGGAAGAAGGTACGATACACTTGAAGACTGCGTTATGGAGATAGAAGAACTTAAAGATGAATTATCTATGATAGTGTTGACGCAAACCTCAACAGGCCGAGAAAGATGGGATACCCCCGAAGTCAAAGTGGCGGCGGGAAAGAAGAGCAGACTTCGCAAGGATCGTTATTCATCACTGCTAATGGCTAATATGTCTGCGAGATGTCTCTCTTTTGAACAGAGCGTTTCCGAATTTGCTACTATTGGCGGTTTTGCTCAAACGGATAACGATTCTAGGTTTAGTAACGAGCAGCTATACCATGGGCCGTCTTGGTTTTCGGAAAAAATGCAGGACGTGTATTAGTTTGTGTATAGTAGTATTGACAATAGTATTAGCAATATAATTGATTGGAGAACAGCATAAATGTCTAAATCACCACTTTACAGA